TTAGTTCCTACTGTTAACTTACCAGCAGTGTCTGCACTAGTAGCAACAAGTATGTCACCTTTAGCGTCAAACAATGTAGGGCTAAGAACGTTGGCTAGTTCAAAAGCAGTAAAGGTAATAATTTCAAGAATATCGCCAGCAGATAAGGCTGCAAGAGAAGCAATGCTTGTTCCATTAGTTGCTACATAATCTGTTGAGCGAACTAAAAGAACACCATTTAGATATACCTGTTCTTTGCCTACAATGTAGGAAAGGGTAAGTCCGTTATCATCTGTGCCTGACTTAGATGTTTCTCCACCTGTTGCTGTATAGCGGTAGCGGAAGATGTCAGATGTAGATGAGATAGATGCCCAAGCAGCACCATCCCACGCAAGCATTGCGTTAGATGTTGAGTTCCAATAAAGAGCACCTTCAATAAGGGCGTTGCCATCATTGTCTACGCTAGGAGCAGAAGCCTTTGGACCAAGGTAACGGTCATCAAATGAATCGTATGAAGCAGCAGCAGCGGTAGCACTTGCTGCAGCAGCGGTTGCAGAACCAGCAACGGTATCTACATAAGCCTTAGTAGCAGCGTGTAGGTCTACTGTAGGAGCACCTGACAAGGTAAGAGCACCTGTCATAGTGGAGCCAGCCTTTAGGACAAAGGAGTCATAGACAGTTCCACCTGCTTGGATTGCTGTGGCAATTTCACCAAGAGTATCTAGTGTTCCAGGTGCAGAGTTAACAAGGTCAGCGACTTTAGTATCTACATAAAGTTTGGTAGCAGCATCAGCGTTATCTGTAGGTGTAGCAAGAGATGTTACCTTCTGGCTATTGACAGATACTGAACCAGTAGGCGCAGCCATTTGGTCTAAGCGAGATGTTCTTACCTGTGTATCAAAATCTGAAACAGTTGCTGCTAGTTGAGTGCCAGTGTGGTTAGCACGGGCATATGGGTCAGTAACCATTTTGGCTGCGGTTATAGTTCCGTTAGCAATATCTGAGGCTACAATAGTTCCATCTACCAAGTCAGCAGATGTAATAGTTCCGCCAAGGTCTAATTTAGTCTTAGCGATAGCAGCACTAGCATTTATATCTGCGTTGACAATAGTGCCGTCAGCAATCATAGTTGATGTAACTGTGCCTGTATCTCCAGCAGTAATTGCTGTGCCTGAAATCTTTGTCTTATCAATAGCAGCAGATGCGTTAATATCAGCATTGACGATAGCACCAGTGCCAATTACAGTTGTAAGACTTACGTTGCCAGTGCCATCAAATGTAACTCCACTTGCTTCTACATCTCCAGTAAGTTGGAATGTGCGAGCAGTGGCTAAGGCTGTAGCAGTAGCAGCGTTACCTGTTGCACTACCAGCAGAACCAGTTACGTTACCAGTTACGTTACCAGTAAGATTACCTGTAAAGGTTCCAGCAATAGCACCTGTGCCAGTAATGGTTGGGCTAGTTAAAGATTTGTTTGTAAGTGTCTGAGTAGTATCTGTGCCAACTAAAGTTGTAGTAGCGTCTGGGATAGTTACTGTTCTATCTGCTGTCGGGTCTACAACTGTAAGGGTTGTTTCAAAAGCATTAGCAGTAGCACCTTCAAATACAATGCTGCCATCATTAAGAGTAAGGCTTGTGACTACTGGACTTGTTAAAGTTTTGTTAGTTAAAGTTTGAGTAGTAGTGTCACCAACTACTGCCACACCTACTGCTAAACCGTGAACATTTGTTGATGCTTCAATGTGGTCATTGGCTTCTTGGTAATCTCTACCAATTGCCATATGTCGCACTACTGCGCCAGCAGAGTGAGCAGAACCAGTGCCAGGAGTTGCTGAGTCAATACCTCTAGCAATTGTTAGTGTGTTGCCAGATGAATATACGGTAACATCTACAATTTCTTCAAGGGCTGTATCTGGGTCAATTACTACTGTATAGGTCTGTGTGCCAGTAAGTGTCTTACCACCCATAACTGCTGCACCATTGACTACTGTCATTGTTGTAGCCGTAGAGGTAATAGGAGCACTCAGTGTTGTTTGCTGGGCTTTTGAGGAATATTTTCTAGTTGTCATTTATTTACCTATCGGCTGTAATGGACGCGGATTGGATAGAGCGTTTGTTGTCTTTGGGTTTCTTCGTTCAAGCGTTGTGTATATAGAGCGTAAAGTTGTTTAGTTGCAGTTTGTGATGAACCGTATGGTCGCTTGCTATCTGTCTCCAAGAGTTATGACATCCTTGCAAGATTCTGGCAATCCAGTTTGTGTTGAGAAGTCTTGAGCATTGGTTGTAAATGCTTCTGGGTCTGTAGCATAAACAACCTTTACAGTTCTACCAGGAGTAATGTAATCACCAATAGTTACAGTCTGAGCATTTGCTCCAAAGGCGGCAGTAGATGCTGCCGAGTCCCAAGACCAACGGCGAATAGGAATCCATTCTTCAGACGGACCAACTGATTGCCACATAATGGTTAGAATATTTTGAATATTTAAGTTATTAAATTCATAAGTTGTTTGAACTGGATTAAAGACAAAAGTGGTTGACTTAGCAGCAAAGATGCTAGAGCCTGTGGCTCTGATAGTATCATTAATTGCTTTCTTAATTACATAGCGTGGGAATGTTGGTGAGATAGTAACCTTTAGGTCTGCAGCGTGGGTAGCAGCAGTAGTTCCTAGGTAGCCTCTACCAAATGGAGAGATAGTTGCTGTGTTAGAGATACGGTCAAATGAATCAATCCACATTAACTCTTCTTCAATTTCAATTACACCTTTACCTACGTTTTCAGTAGAACCTAGTTCAAGGATGGTGGGTGATGCACTAGTTGATGTTGTTGTAGATACAGCAGTGCGAAGGTAGGTTGCTCGGTCCTGATTAAAGGTATAACCTGAAAGGTTAAGTTGAACCTCATCAATAATATCTGTTAATGTAGTTGTCATAGGTTTATGCTCCTTAAGGCTGCAGGGGCTGCTAAGCCAGTTGTTCCAGCAAGTTCATTACAGATGCCATCTAGGTCTTTGAACTTATCTCTTGTTCTAGATGATGATGCCTTGATATTCAAAGCGCCGACAGTTGGCATACCAGTAGTTGAAGCCCAGGCATTAGCAGCGCCTTGTTCATCAAGGAATTTTGTTATATCAGTAATGCCAGCAAGACGATTAAGTTCTGCTGTAAGACTGCTACCTGCTTTGCCAAGTGCCATTTGTTTTCCTATCTAGGTGTAATCAGTTTTGACTTAGGTGCTTCTTTAGGCTTACCAAAAAATGCTTTGTAATAATGCTCATCTAATGAGAAGCGTTTCATATGTGGAGCAGTGGCTGCCGTATGGCAGTAGAGTGGAACTTCAGCCTTATCGCATAAAGCAAAGAAGAATATATCCTCACCTATGAACTTAGTTCCTCTGCCCATTTCCATAAACATCTGCCCCTCTGGGGCTACAGCACGGACCTTCTCAACCACACTGCGGTGCATTAAGACATATCCCATACCTGCTGCATCAACCTTTATTAACTTGTTCTCTGGAAGTGGATGAACTCTGCTTAATCCAAATCCGCCTTCACCATCATTAGTAAAACTAAATACGGTAGGCATTGGAACCATTAAAGGTTCTTCAGGGTTATCTGTAGTGAAGTAAACACCAGTAACCATTGGTCGCTCTTTAACGTCTTTGTTATCCCATAGTAACTTAAATGTATCTGGGCTAATTACTACATCTGAGTCTACCCATAGTAGCCATTCGTAATCAGTCTTGTCATACCAGTATTCAATTACTGTTTGTCGCTGTCTTGCTATCTGGTTGCCTTGGCTTCGCAGTGAAGCATTGAATGTAATACCTGACTTAAGTAATACATCTGTAACACCTTGCATAAACTTGCCATCTACCATACCGTTATCGCACCAGGCGATTGCTACTGATTCTTGCATTGTCCCCACCTTTGTTATTTTTTCTTGGCTGCTGCGTTGTCTATAAGATTTGGATAAGGTCGTCCAGCCCTTTTAGCCGCAGCCTTAGCCTTAGTCTTCTGTGCTGGAGTAAGCGGTGTTGATTTTTTATTAGGATTCTTTTTATCCCAAAATGCTTTCTTCTTCATTACCACTTAACCTTGTCTGCCCAATATGCGGCACTCATTTTACCTTTAGCAATGTTTGCTCTGTGACGTGCCTTGAATGATTTCTGACGAGCAGTAGGAGTCTTGTCTCCAGTAACTCCTTGTTGACCAAAGCGGATGGTCTTTACTTTGTCTCCAACTTTAGCCACAACAACGTGTGATTTTTCAGGGTGATTAGGGGTGCGCTTAGGTTTATTAAACCCTGACACCCCTGCTCGCTTTAATCTTGGGTCTGACATTATTACTTCTTCTTCTTTTTAACAACCTTCTTCATTGGCTTGCCTGTCTTCTTGGCTTCCATCTTAGCCATTGCCATACCCTTTGGTGTGTATGCAAATTCTTTCATTCCAACTTTTGGCATTATATTTGTCCTATCTCTTTGAGAACTTCTACGGATTTTGTATTTATATCTTTTGTCTTAGGCATAGTCTCTGCGTTGTAGGCTTTACCTAAAGTCTCTGATGCTTTGTATGCTTCTTGTATATGTCGCATACTTGTTCCTGCTGGTTGCATTCCCTGGTCCCTAGCATCTCTGTAGGCTTGCAGTTCTGCATTCCATTTCTTATCTGGTATATCTCTTGTTGCATCTCCTGCATTCATCTGCAGCGTTCCCGCTTTACATCCGAAGCAAGTCTCATCGTAGACTGGATGGTATTCCCAGTGTTTCATATTGTCCCCTATTGTGCTATAAAGTTTGCCTCTGTGACTCCTACACCACCAGCGATAAGTGCTGCCTTTGTAGTATCGTCAACTGTATACTCATAACCACCACGATAAGTTTCGGTGTAGTCATCTAATGTTTCATCCAGTATAAAACGAACCTGAGAATAAGTTCCGCCATTCTTGATGATTGTTATTCCCTTGTCGCCTTTGAAAAAGTAGAACAGGCGATGAAGACCAATAGGTGCTTCTTTAACTACTGGTGTCTTGAATGTGTAATTAGCCATAGTTCTCCTTAGTGGACTCAATGTAAACCAGGAGCCGAAGCCCCTGGTCTACCTTCAATCAACTATGCGATTGATGAACCTGATTCGATACGGAATAGTGCTTCTTCGCGGTAGCGAGCAAAGCCTAGAACTCCATACCAACCCATTGGACGGTGACGCATCAAGCGGTCAACGACTGGTCCGATAACTACGTGTGGCTCTTCAGCAACTGCTTCTGCAAGTGCTTGTTGTCCACAGATAATTGTGCGGTAGTTGCGTGCTGATGAAGAACCATCTGTTGCGTTGTAAAGACGTGCAGATTCTACGAAGTATGCACCTTCATATTGTCCGATTTCTCCAGCCCAGATGCGGTCTTGTGCAGAACCGTATTGGTTTGGAAGCAACCATCCAGCAGAACCTGTTTCAGCACGAAGGTCGTGTGAAACTTCTGGGTGGATACCAGCCCAGTAGAGTGAACCCTTGCGAGCAACTGCCTTGTTAGCGCGTAACTTAGCCACTGCGCGGCGGATGTTTGCAGAAGAGATTGTTGCAGCAGCAGTAATTGTTGCTGTTGATGTTGCAGTTGAACCTGAGTAGATTACGTTTGAACCACCGCGAAGAGTAGTCATTGCAACTGAGTCAATAGAATCTGCTAGGTTGAATGCAATAATGTTAGCGATTGCTGGGTCTACATCAGCAAGGCTGAAGAGTTCCAACGCACGAGTAACAAGAACTGAGTTACCATACTCGTTAAGAGTAATGGTTACAGATGTTGGTGTAGACATTGCTACTGCATCTGGGTCAGTTGTTTCTGTTAATGCTGTTGTTGCTGTTGATAGGTCAACATAGCGTTGTAGAACGACTGTTGAACCTGGGATTGCTTGCTTTGCTGGGCGCTTATCTGCGACAGAACGAATTAGGGGTTCTGAACGGAGAGCAAATTCCAAAAGACGGTCATACGCCTTTTGAACTAGACCAGCACCACCAGCGGTTCCTCCGAGATTATCTGAGGCTGTTGATACATATGCCATTGCGTCACCTCCAAGTGACTAGAAACTATGATTAGTTTTGAGCATTAATCATTGCAATGATTTCTTCAGCGCTTTCGGCGTTGTTTAATTTCATCAAATAATCATCTGCTCGGTTTGGTGATAATGCACCTTGTGTCACAATATCTTGTTGCCTTAATGCGGCACGGTCAATATCATTTTCTGCAGGTGCTTCGGGGCTAACATTGAGTCCGAATAAATCTCCGTTATCTTCAAGCCAGTTATTAACTGACTCTTCGCTAACATCATCTATATCTTTTAGAATCAGTCGTATAGCCTTTGGATTAACACCGCGTTTTTCTAGGACATCTTTGACTGTTCGCTCACGCTGCGACTTGGAAAATCCCTCAAGTTGCTCAGTGAGTTCTTTGATACGCTTTTCATCTGCACGCTTGGCTTTACGTAACTTTTTAAGTAAGTCACTGCCGTCCAATTGCACATCATTGTCGGTATCTAGGTCGTCTTCGTCATCATCCCAGTAGTTGTTGCTCATAGCAACTGTCCACCCTTCTATTCGTTTGAATCGCAAGCCACAGGTCCCAATCGGGGAATCGGTCTGGCTCTTGCTACCAGTCTTCTACGCTGTGTGGGCTGGTTGGTCACACAGGATTCTATTTATTTAGTAGCCGACACTAGGTCTTTTTAAGGATACCTTTGAAGTTCCAGAACTACCCTGGAATCTGACCGCTTCTTCTGCGGCTAGTTGTTCCATCTTACGTATTTCAGATGCAGTCTTTCCTATTACGGCTGATTCAAGATTTGCTTGAGTCAGCGCTAAATCTTTATTGGCAGTTATCTGAGATAGTTTGCTAACAGTTGGTGCTGCTGCGGCAACTTGTCCAAACTTAGTAACACCTGTTGCAAGGTCTAATCCTTCAGCAGCATATTGAGTTGCTCTTTCCATAGTAACTCCACCTGGATTCAAGATTGGGTCGTATGCAAGACCTTGACGCTTGGCTGCGCCAAATATTGTCTGAGATGTAAGTTCTTTCTGGAGTTGAACAAAGCCTTTGTCGCCAGTAAGAATAGCCTTGGCTAAAGATACGCTATCCATATTAGGATAGTTAGTCATTACTGAATCTTTAATATCCTTTGGAAGATTCTGAATTTCATTATAAATACCACTGATATAGTTTCCAACATCAGTTACTGATAGTCCTTTACCAATAACTTCACCCAAGTAATCTTCTGTTGCTATAGAACCTAGACCAGCCTGACGTATTACGTCACCCATCCTTGCTTGAGCAGTATAGTATTCAGCAATAGTTGGAACACTTACTGCTTGTCCAGCAGCCTTCTTGTCTTGAAGCGCATAGATTCCTTTGAATCGCTTTGTAAATTCTGTTAGTGCTGGGTTGTTTCTAGAGTCTTGAAGAGCAAGGTTAAATGATTCATCAATAGTTGAACCAGTCTTGTAATACCTTGAGGTTACATTATAAAGTTCATTAACCCAAGGCTTTGCCATTTCTGCTTGCCCAAAGAATAAAGCAAGAGTTGCTTTGAATGTATCAATAGCAAGTGTTGGTCCAGTTGGTGTAGTTGTAGTAGGGGTAGTTCCAGTCCCTGTGCCAGTGCCAGTTCCTGTTCCGCTACCAGCACCTCTGCCATCAGAAATGTAACGCCATTCATTACCTACGCGTGTAACTACAAAGCCTGGTTTATCTTTAGGTTTAGGTCCAAGAGTAACAGTATTTTTTGCTTCAGTTAAACCACTTAACGCCGCTATATATTCTTGAGAGCCTGGTTTAGTAGCGGCTAATTTTTGTTGCGCTAAAGTAACACCAAATTCTGGGTCCATTTTTACTGTTGCAGCAATTGATTTTTCTTCAGCAGCAAGGGCTACCTTCTCCGCCTCTGCAACTATTTTTTTCTGAGCAGCAATATCTGCTTTAAGTTGAGCAACAGTCTTCGCCATATTAGACACCAAATCCCATCGCTCTGGCAAGACCAGTGGCTGCACTACGGGCTGATTCATTTGCCCAAGTAGTTTTCTCTGCCTCTGGACTCATCTTTAACATTGTTGTAAAATCTGCAAGACTCATCATTGGTGCTTTACCTTGTGTTCCGTCAGGACGTAAAGCCTTGTCAACTGCAGGATTGCTTAGGTCAATTGTATCTGGGTCTATCTCCCACCATTTAGCAACAGCACTTAGGTAAGGTGTTACTAGGTCACGAACTGTGGCTCCAGGTGTTGAAGCAAGACGGTCTGCTAATAGTGGATAATTCTTTGCAGCCTGTGCTGCATAGTCTGCCTTAATCTTTGCTTCGGTTGTTGCTCCAGAAGCAAGTTGAACAGCAAGTTGATTAACTTCTTTATCACCTAGGTAATCAATACCGTTGTTACGAAGAACGCTCTTTACTGTTGATAGTGAGGTAAATGCCTTGGCTGGAAGAGCCTTTGTATCACCAATGTTTACCTTAGCCCACAGATAATTCTCAGTAAAGGTCTTAGCATTGAAGGTGCTAGGTGTTGTAATGGTTTCATACCCACCAGTGGTCAATACCTTTTGAGTTGTCTTGGTTCCCTCTGCTGCAGCCTGGTTAATCTTAGTCAAGAAGTCTTGCTTATCAGCCTCAGTTAATTGAGTCATATCAAAGCCAATATCCATTGCAACATTCTTTATTGTTGCTTCTGCGATTATTGGAGTGTATTCAATCTTAGCAGTGGTTGTTACACCAGCAACATTAGGGTTGTTGTTGAGTAAGTCTGCAAGGACTTCAACTGGAGTGGTCTGTCTTCCACCCTTGTATTCAACAATAGCACCATCTACGATTTTGCCCCATAAGGATTTACGAGCAGAGTCAGTTGGGACTACGTTGGTAGCAAGAAGATACTGGGTAAGGGCTACTTGAGTTTCTTGTGGAAGAAGAGCATAAGACCTTTTAGCAGTGCTTGCCTCAACCTTGACAATATTGCCCTTAGCATCTACGTTCCAAAGATAAGTCTTTTGAGCCTTAGAACCCTTTTGTGCAATAACTGGAGTTTCAGGTGCTGCTGGTATTGTTTCAGCCATTACTTATTCTCCTTAGACTTCTTTGTGTCAACATTTGCTTCCTTTAGGTTATCATTCAAGAAATATCTATCAATGATGTTTCCCAATGCTGGGTCCCAATCTTCTCTAGTTTTTTCTAAGTAATCAATCCAAGCCTTTTGAACTACTCCTTTAGAACCAGATGGAACATCTGCATATAGTTTTGCATAATCATCACGGTATTTAATAAAAGCCCTAGCGTGTTGCCAGAATTGAGTGCTACCAAACTTATCCATATAGGATTTATCGTTTAGAATTGTTTGCATTCCGATAGCATTAACAACGGCGTTATCTCCAGAAAGACTTTTCTTGTATGCCACATTCCATTGTTTACTTGCTTTTCCTAATGTATTACCATAATCCTTTAGGGACTCGACAAGTTCAGGCACGCTTCGATAACTGGCATAGCCAGCCTTAACCGCTGCCTCATTATATTTATTCTTTAGGTCGGTATACGCTTTCCAATATTGTGATACTTCTAAATCTCGTTGCATTTTTTCAACAGATTTAACTGGCTTGTTTAATATAGTTCCACCAGGAAGTGTCGTATTAGGGTCGCTTAAGAATTTACCAGCCTGAGAATCAGTTCCATAAGGAATGTCTGCGGTCATAAGACCAACTAAAGAACCACCTGGCTCTAACAGTTCTAACTTCTTAGCCAAGTCTTTATGGTCTACCCAGATACGGCTAACTGTTTCTTGGCTGCTAGGAGCATAGATAGATTTAGATAAAGACTTAACATTTAATACATCTTGGCTAATGGTTCCTTTTGGAAGACGTAGCATTTGGTTGACATCTTGTTCTGCTAGGTCTGCAGCCTCTGTGCGTGATTTACCTTCTGCAACATAGGCATTAGCCTTTGAGTTGAATAAGTCTGAAAATACATTACCTGGCTTAGTTTCAACATAAGCAGGTGTTCCAATTATAGAACCAAATTGCCACTTAAACTTAGTAAAGTAATTCTTCTTTACTTGCTTTATTACGCTATCGGTTGTTGGCTCTGGACCAAGACCTGCATCATAAAGAATCTGTTGGTATTTGAATTCAGATGAAACTGAGTTCATCCAATCAACTGTTCCATCACCATTTGGAGATAGATACTTACGTAATGCTGGCAACCAACCTGGGGTTACTGCACGCTGGACGTTAGCCCCAACACTTGTTTCAACTCCATATGGGAATAATTCATCATATGAATATCCTGGAATCTTACCTATTGTATTATCAATAAGTTTCTTTACTTCTTTATCAGAACCTTTTTTGGCACTATATAGAACGCCCATTGGTATAGGAACAATCCAAGAAGGACCTGCAAAGTTAACAGCAAATGTAGTGGCTCTAATTGGGAATTTAAGTCCTTGTCCACCAAAACGACTTTTCATTTCTTTAGTTCCAGGAACAACTAGATATTCTGCATCCAATACGTTTTCAACTGGATTACCATACTTATCAACACCAAATGAGTTGTAAAGTCCATAGTAACTATTTACAAATCCACCAAAGCGTGCAGGATTCTTAACTGCTAGTCTTGAATAACGATAAATACCGCTTGCTGCTGCAGTAGGGAATGCTGCCACAGTTCTAGCCGCAAACAATGCGCGATTAGCGCGGCGGATTGAGTAAAAAGTCTTCTCTAGATTCTGAACAACCTCAGTTGCTGCAGATGTTCTAATACCATTGATTACAGTTGCATCAACATCATAACCCATAGCATACAAAGACTTAAGTTTATCTGTCATAATTGTCTTATACTCAGTGCTTGCCCAGGCATAACGGAACATATTTTCTGGCTTTGCCAGAGTAGTCCAAGCCTTAGCACTAAGTTGGTCAACTAAATCTACAAAGCGTGTAGCACCAGCGCTTTTTACTGAGTAAGCAACCTCAAGTGGTTGAATAGGAGTAAGTGCTTGTGGTTCGTCTGCAAGAATTTTAGCCAAAGACTTAGAATCAACTGCACCTAAACCAGCAATGCGTTGTGCCTCTGCTGATGGAAGGTATCTATTAACATAACCAATTTGGTTATTTATAATATCAACGATGTCGCTTTCAGTCTTACCAAATTCATAAGCATATGAACGAGCCTGACGAGTCTTGCCCCAGGCAAGTAGTTCATCACGAGTTGCTCCAGCAAGAATCTTGTCTACAAGAACATCTCCACGCATATAGTTGTTAACAACAAATGCAAGTTCATCAAAGTAGTGAGGACTTGATATGTCAGTTACTGTCTGTGGACCCTTGCGGTTAAATATATTAACCTTTTGTGCAAAGAGTTTATCTCCAGTTAGTTCAATCTGACGGGTATGAGTGTTAGCAACTTCGCTCTGGTATCCATCGCCTAGGAAATTCTTGTCACCAAACTGTGGGATACCTTCAATCTTTTCACCATTAGCCATAACTGCAGTAAACGGTTTTTGAGTTCCATAGTTTATGGTCCGTCCATCGGAAATCATAAACAAATCAGCCTTGTCAGCGTGAAGTTTACCAAAATCTTGGATATTAGATTCCATACTTGCGTAAGCCTTGGCAATTTTTGCTTCAATAACTTTAAGGTCTGGAGCAAGAGTTTCAATATCTCCAGCAGCCTTGTTGATTATAGATTTAGCATTTGCAACTTCAGATGCCATAGCCAATGCTTCAGGATTAGGTGCAGCAAATTCATCTTTTTCAACAATAAATTTTTTATCAAACACAAAACTTGGGTGCATTTCTGGGGGAACATATCCTGCGCCTACTGGCTTACCAGCACTGCTTCCAACTGTTTCCACAAATTGTGGTTCTTTATTATTTTTAATTTGCTTAGGTTTTCTTCCGCCTTCAGCAACCATTTCAGATTTATAACCACGAACAACTCTTACTGGAACATAAGGAATTCCCATTTCGATTGCTGCTTGCAATCTATGGTTTCCTTCTCCTACATATGCTAAACCAGTTTCATTATCATAAACAACCATTATAGGGTCTTGAAAAGGCTTGCCTTGAAATTCTCTAGTAGCAAATCCTTTTCCTTCACGCAAAGATTTTTTAAGTGCTTCTATTCCTTCAATGTTGCTAAGTTTATTTCCAGGCATATCTTTAAGTGCAGATACTTTTACAAGCCCAACAGTATTTCTGCTTCCTGGCAATCCACCAGAGCCACCATCTTTATATTCTGCAAGTCCAGGGAATAATTCTTTTTTAGCAGTAGACTTAGAAGATTGATTAATAACATCTTCAAGATATTTAACTCTACGAGTTAGGTTGTAAAGACTAGGTTGCTTTAGTATTTGTCTAGTAAATTCAGGTGCAGCAGCGTTTAGTTTCTCTTCAATGCTGCGTAGATACTTTTCAGCAGCGGCTAAGTCGCGCTTTACAATATCAGCATATTCAATCTTTGTCTGTGGAGAACGACCCATTGGGTCATCAAAGAATTTGAAATATTCTGCTATGTGCTCATCAAGAAGTTCTGTGGCATTTGCATATTCTTTTGAAAGCAAATCAAAGTCTTTTGCAAGTGCTCGTTTTGCTGAAGATGTAAGATTTTGGCTTGCATCAATACTACGCAAAACGCGAGTCTTGTTATTTTGAATAGCATTTTTTATGCCACTTGAAAACTCAGATGTAATAGCCTTTGAACCCTGAGATAATATTGATACCAATGCTGGCTCAATAATTGAGTTCTTGCTAATATATGCTGGGCGAACTAGTTGTGTAAATGAGAACGCTCTGTTTCCAGCCTCATAAACAAAATCTGTCGCTCTAGCAACATTGCGCTGTCCACGCTTCCAAGCATTTTGTGCTCGCAAGATGTCGCGTTCAATTGTGCCAACATTAATTAATGGTGTTGCATTTCTTAATTGACGTTGAGTTAACTCGTCAGTTACGTATCTAACACCTGCTGCATCCATAGCATAAGCATCATTTGCTAAACCGTTGTGAAAACCGCGAAGCATACCCATAGACTCTTCAATTAGTCCATCAACATCTGTTTGTTTTACACCATAGGTTCTAGCAATATCTCGGATTAGTTTTTCATTTAGGCTGTCTATTACAAGACCACGAGCGCCGTCAGAACCAGCAGAAAGGTAGTCACTGATAATTTTAGTTCTGTATTCAGAAACTGGAATAGCCTCAGTTTGAGAAATCTTAATCATATTTGAACCATTAGTAAATAATTTAAGGTCATCAAGATGAGCGTTGATTTCTTCAACAGCATCCATTGGGCGAAGACCAGAATTTGTTACTACGCCACGAGGCATTTTGGTTGTAGCAAATCTAATCAATGAAGTAGCAACATCGCTTCTTCCGATTAGTTGTTGAGTCCAACCACCGACATTTGAAAAGTCACGAGTTGCGCTGGCTGTTTTAAGTTCTGATACACGACCACGAACTTTTGCGTATGTTCCACTACCAAGAATTGGCTCAAGTGGTTGATAAAGTTTACCAGCAGCACGAGGAACTGAATCAATATCTCCGACTTTAACACCACGAGCAGCAAGTGAAGGAGTTACCTCAAGGACTGTTCTATCCTGTAAAAAGGCATCATATATTTCTTGGTGCTTTGGATTCTTAGCAATAGCATCATCAAATGCTGCAGCAATTCTTTGACGTTGCTCGTATGTATGTGTGCGAAGTTTTCCAGTTGCAATAAAATCTGCTTGAAGTTCTGCTTTTGCTCCACTCATAACCCATAGGTCATCAGATAATTTAGCGTCAACAAGACGTGCAATTGCTGGAGCATATCCCTTGTCAGCAAGAATAAAATCACGAACCAACTCTGGACTTTCAGTATCACGAATAAGACCAGGAAGACGTGGGTTGTTTGAATGTGGCTTTAGTATAGTTACTATCTCATTTATATCTTTAGATGCAGCAAGGCGAGTTATATCGTTTCCGATAACTGTTTGTTTTCCAGCCAAATGCTCGTCTATTCTTGCTTCAAAATCTGTAATACTTTTTAATGTAGTAGATAATCCTGCTTTGCCTCCTACGGCTACAGCACCTTTTACGGCTCCAGCAGTTGCAGCAAATATTGCAGCATTACCAATAAGAGCATCTGTAATTCCAGACATATATCTGCCAGTTACATTTTCAGTAAAATTCTTTTGAACGTCTTTATTATCCCAAAGATTTACCCTGTCAATATCAACTCCACCATTTTCAAGTATAGCGTCTGATATTCCAGTAAGATGCCAAGGATTAAGATATGACTTAGTAAGTGCTACACCAAGAGAAACATCTTTTGTTCTTTCGTAAGCAGCCTGTAAATCTGAAAATTGAAAACCTTCACCATAAGTGCCAGCATCATATAACGGGCTAGATGGGTCAGTGACTAATGCTGCAGCAGCAATTGGACGCTTTACATAAGGACTAAATACTTTTTCTTCGGCTGCTTGTCCAAGCATAAGAAGCGGGTCATATTGTTTTACTCTTTTTGTAGTAAGACTCGTTGCAACATCTGTCATTGCTGCTTTAGCCTCGGATGTTAGTTGTGCTCCGCTAGTAGCAATAATTGGTTCAATTGCTTTGCCTGTTGCAAATTTAACTAGTCCCTGAGTTTTGGCAGCATTTGGATTTACAATATCAATTCCAGTAGCGGTTAAACCTTCGCCAATACCTGAAAATGTTTTGCCAACAAATTTTCCAATTCCTTTGGCTACACCACTAAGTTCGTCTGTGAAGTCGTTCCAAAATGACACTACTTCACCACGCTTCCTGGATTAAAATTAGATTCAGAACCACCCTGTGGGTCAATTCCAGTTAATGACTTAATGAAAGTATCTCTATCTTGGGCGGATTCCCATTTGACAGTTGACAGGCAAAAAGCAATGCCAAAGTTTTCCGCACCTAGAGAGTTTCCAAATTTATCTAAATGGTCAAAGAATGTATTCTCTTGCCATTGCATTAAAGCATCCCTTTTAGTTTATTCACAAGTCTTTTATATGAATCAGGTGCGCCATCTACACGAGCAGCATTGATTAAGTCAGGTAAATATTTTGCAATTAAATCAGCATTTTCCATTGGACGAAAATCTGGATTAATATTATTAGGCAAAGCCTCTGAACCACGTCCTGGACCAAAATCAACACCATCTGTTATAGGTAGACCTGATGGTTCAAGTTCATCCAATGATGGCATACCCATAAGTCTTGATGGAGTTCCAGTTGGTTGTCCCTGTGGTGCTGCTTGAATGTCTGGCATTGAAGGAGGCGTTACTTGTCCTTGCATATATGCTCCCCCTTTTTGGTCATTAATCTCTTTGTTTTTTGAATATCCAAAACCTGTGTAGTTTCTTCCACTTTGTCCATCGCCACCAGTGGCAGAAATATTCATAGGATTATTCTGTGATGCTTTCTCGCGGAAACCGCCGCTACCTTTACCACCCATTTGAACTCCTATTTAGAATATTGCGTTTCCATCTGGAATGGACCCGCTGAATAAATACTTAATTTAGTTGCAATCTCTACTGCTTGAAGTGGTTCGGCTCCCGCATACAATGCGCCTAGCGCAATTGGTGCTCCAGAACCTACTCCGTAAAATCCATCCCCACTTCGCATTACTGACAAATCTTCATCAACATCAAATAGTTGACCATTGACAGCAATTAAAAATTGAAATCTTGGACCTGAGTCTTTATCTTGTGCTTCATCAAAGTTATAACCATTATCTTTAAGACAAGAACGAAGAGAAGGCATAGCCTTCGTAATCATAAAATGGTAAATATCTTTTTTATCTTTTGGAGTTAATGTTGGCGGATTCCATAAATGCTGGGCTATATCGCAAGGTGCAACTTCGCCACTACCACCAATTATAAATGCTCCGCGCTTATTAAGTTTTGTCATATTTGGGTGGGACCATTGTCGCCCACTGTCATCACTTACTAGGCTATCTGCTACTAATACACAACTGTCTTCGTATTGCACGCCAATAATTGTAGTCATTGTCCCCTACTTTCTTATTGACGATTAATAGTTCTTACGCTTGCATTAGCGCCACCTGCGCTAGTTAGACTTGATAAAATGCTTTGAATATCTGGACGACCTTGTGGAGCCATCTCTTGTGGTGCAGGACCTGCGCCCTCTGGAGAAGGAGCGCCTCCTACTGGACCAGTGCTGGGAGCAGGGGACGGTTGCTCTACCATAGGTGCAGCAGTTCCAGCAGGAGGAACTTGTTGCTTCGGTGCAAAGGCTGCTCCTATAGCGTCTTCCAACGCTTGTCCCTTTTGGCGAGCCTTGATTACTTCAGCAATCTTTAGAACGATGTCGGAAACATCTTGACCTTGTGCAGCCATCGTAGGAATGGCTTGAGTCAATGCACTTACAGAGTTAAGAAGCGAGTCACGCATCTTTTCTGTTTCAATCTTCTCAAGTTCTTGGGTTACGTTAACTGTAAATGGAAGTTCACGCATTGCCATATCCTTGGAGATTAAACCGCCACCAAGTGCTTGAAGCATAAAGATAAGACCCTGGGCTGGATTTAGACCAGCGAGCATTCCATAACGGACATCTGCTGAGTAATCACCCTTGATGTCTTTAGCAGGTAGATAAGTTACCTCGTAAGGAGAACCAGAGTCAACGCCGCGAATAGTTTTTTCTGCTGGGAATAGTTTTTCATCTACCTCAAAGCAAATATTAATTACATCGCGTAGTGCTGATGCAAAGATTGCTTGAGCAGATTTAACTTGGGTATCAAATGCACCCATAAGAGCCTGAACGCCTTGTCCTGTGACGATAGAGGCATTGACGTTACCTGTGCGAGATTCAGGATAACGAGCACCAACACGTAGTTCTTGATTAAGTAGTGTTGATTCATTAAGTGCTGCTGGAGAAATTGATAGTTCTACACGGCGAACACCCGCTGGGTTGTTTGTGCGGATAACCGCATCTCCACCTAGTTCAAATTCCTGAACATCTTGAGGAAGGACGATAGGTGCTTGGACAGACTTCTCTGCTGCTTCCATTGCAAGTAACGCGAAGCGATTGCGAAGAAGTTGAATGCCAAGAACATCATCAAATTGTCCACGTAGTTCATCATCAATAGATGGCTTACGGGCAACTACAACCATCATTTTACCAAGAGGATTCTTGGCACGTGATAACAACAGATTGTCCCTTGTTGGCACGTAGATGATTGATTGGTCTTTGTCGTAGTAGCGGACTACTTCAAGTTCAGAATTAATGCTTGAGGAATATTTATTCCCGTCAAGTAGTTGAGTTTCGTATTCTGGAAATTGAGCAATAAGTTCTGCTACGGACATTTTGTAAGACTTAACAAATGCTACACAGCGACCATAGCGGTCAAACTCAGGGTAAGCCCCTATAGGATTTTCTATGCGTATGCGTGGCAGTTTGCTATCTTCATCCAATTCAATTACGAATGGGATAAAACCATATGTTACATACCAGTCAGCACCTTGATACATATTGACCGATAGGTCTGAGTGCTGGAAGTAGTTAGATGCGATACGAGTGCGCTTGTCAGCAAAGTTGCGGGCGCGGTCATTAACTGAGTTAGCAGCCGAGCAGTTGATTGCTGGAAGCGGAGCCATTACTTCTGACAAGTCGCGTGCGACAATATCAATGAAGTTTGCTACTACGTTTGTATCAACACCATCTGGAAAAAAGTTTGGGTAGACTTCTGATATTTTACCTTGACGAACGGCTAGGACATCTTGGTTGCGTTGGTCGCGCTCGGCATTGCGCCCTCTGAGAGATTGAACTCTCATTACTACCTGTTGCATATCTAATGCCATTGCTGTCCTATCGGTTAAAGGAAAAAATTAGAAAGATGGGCGGTAAAGTTTATCTACAGTTTTTGATTTAGAAGTAACTCCACCAGCATTTCGCTGAAGGTCTACTTTTGGCGCGTATTTTCCGACATAAGTAACAGTTACTTCATCATTTGGAAACTTTGCTTTTACAGCATCGTATCCCATTTTAAGTCCTGTTTTAATATTATTTAGTTCACCGCGAGTAGGTTTTTTTGCCATTTGTTTCTCCTTAACTGTATTGTTGCGCCCATTGTTCGGCGTAAGCGTCATCTAGGTTTACTGTCATACGTTGGTTCATTTGTGCTCTTGTTGCCCAACGGTTTGAAGCGTATCCATTAATTTTTGTTCTCTGTTGCATAAGTTCTCGGCAACGAATAACCGCAAACCATAAAGCCATAACACAGTCTGTAGGGTTCTTAGTATCAGGTTTCCAAGTAATCAATTCTTGCACTAGCGTCTTAAGACCTTCAGAGCCTTCGTTGCTAGGTAGTTCAATTAAGTTGTTATCTTGGAAGCGACCATCTCTGGTATTCCCAAACAGCGCAGCCATAGATGCCACACCAAAACCAACATCCCATTTGTTCTTACCAGTGAAGTGTGAGTTCAATTGGCAACCGTGAGAGGCTAGATAATTTCTTAGTTCATCATCCAGGGCGTAAGCCTTCTGGTGAGCATTGATTTCAATTCGTATTTCTTGTGGCTTGTAGCGTTCAACCCAGTCTTCAATAAGACTTTGAATCTTGGCTGGAGAGGGGTCTGTCATATTGATGCAATCTAAAACATATATCTTGCCATCAGACTTGTTGTAACTTACTACTACTGCTCCCGTTGCCCCCGCCATAGCAGGGTCAAGTCCGATAACTGTGTAGAGTTGGTCTGAGTTCTTTGGATGTCCTGGTGTTCCTGCTTTGAGTGGTCCACGCTTTCGCATTCCATTGACGCTACCCGCAACGCAGGTTGGACTGAAGATGGAATCGGATTGAACATCTTCTTGTTGGTAGACCATAGCCCAGACTGACGGAGCAACCTCAGACCTTCGAGTAAAGAGCGCGGGTCCGTCCCACTTGGGATATAGCCCTTGCTCGTCAACTTCATCTATGTCGCCCTCTGGTCGGTCAGTCTTAGCCCAAAGAGTTTTCCAGTTAACTGGCTTCTCATCAAATTCTAAAACTGCTGGTTGTGCAAAGTAAGTAAATGGAGATTTGCCCCCAGTCCATTGGGAACCATCTCTAATCATTTTATAAAGGTCAATAGGTGCGACACGGGTTCCTACTACTAGTAGTTTTCCGTGCCGACCCAATCGCGTGATAACTTCCTTTTGAAGCCATTCAATTTGCTTCTCCCACTCGTGGGCATTTGAGTTCATCACAACGTCATCTAGGATAATCAAGTCAGCGCGAGCACCGTAGATTTGAGAACCAAATCCTAGGGCTTGGACCGTAGGGTCTTTTTCGCCTGAGTCGCGTCCCGTTCCTAGATAAATCATATCTGCAGACCATTGAGTTGCATCTTGCTTGTAACCGCCATTAGGACCAAACGCAGTTTGGAGTTTGATATAGGCGGGGTGGCTAAGTCGAGTCTTAATCGCACCAAGGAATTTTCTAGCCATACCTTGAGTCTTAGATACGATAATTACTCTAGCGTTAGGGTTGGTAACAATTTTATAAACCACATAGTTGGTGGTGATGACCGTAGACTTGGCGTGCTCTGGAGGCACATTGATTAGAACACGGTTCGCCGCACCTAACTCGTAAGTCATAGATGGATGAATCCAACGCGGCTCACGACCTTCGATTAGGTCATACCAGTCGAGATGGTGCTCAAACATCTTGGTGTCGAGGAACTGCTCACAGAAGTCGGGGTAGGAGATGTTCTTTAGGTCGCCTAGGTCGGCAATCATTCCCTTGCCCTTGAGGCGGGCTTTGTCGGCTCTCTCCTTGAAGTCAGGGTTAGCCATTGACCACTGTCGGAAGGTTACGTCATTTCGCCCGACAGATGCCATAGCAGCAATAATGGTGGAGCCTTGCTCCAATTGTAGGAGAACTTTCTCCTGGGCTTCGCCCTTTGGGATGTTTTGAATCCCTGGTTTTCTACCCATCAGTTGTCCCATCTTAGTCGCCCTCTGGGGCGGAATATCGGTGATATAACGCTATCCGTTAAACGGCATAGATAGGGCAAATAATATAATTAAAGATAAATATATACTATATAAGCGAGCGAGCCGAAGAGCGATGCTCGCTCTATTTATATATAAATATATATACATATAAGATAACCTGTTGGAAACAGGTAAACCGAACAATTTATATATAAATATATTATATATGGGGGCTATATATATAAAAGCCCTGGTCACAGGGCTATTTAGCAGATATAACAGGAATTTTT